CCGACCACGCCCACCTGATCGACGCAGATCTGGCTTTCCTGTGGGCACCGAGCGCCTTTGAGAAGGCTGGCCGTGCTGCTGGGCCAGGCCGAACAGGTCATGTTCCGCGCGGGCGGCTGGCAGAAGGGGCTAGGCGCGCCGTTCTATCTTGTGTGAAGATCCGTGCACGCGATACCGCAAGATGACCGAGTAAGTGGCACTCGGCATTTCAGCTTGCCTGGCTGCTGCCGTTAATCAAAAGGAGTTCATCGCTTGGAGCTGGGAGTGTTGAAAAATAGCGAAAAAATGACCCAGGCCGATTGGGCCATCTTCGGGCTGGCGCTCATCTTGTTGCTACCGCCCGTGTTAGTAATCAGTGTTTTGAACCACGGTAGCGCGGCGGCATTCGTTACTTCTGATGCAGGGCGGGAGCACTTTTTATCCTATGCATCGTTTTGGCTTGCAGCCATGGCTGGATTGACTGCAGGCCGCGGCGTAATCAGGCATCAACGCGGCACGCCCAAAGCAGAATTGGCTATAGCGTCCATTCAGGATTACATCGAAAGTGCCTTGTTGCTGGTCACTTCCGCTTGCACGCTGGCGCTCACTGCGCTGGACGAGCAGCAGTTGCATCATCGCGCCTTCTTATGGATATTGACAGTGTACCCAGTGATTTACGCCGGGTACCTGTTTGCGTTGAAACGATGGGAGAGGGTGCTGCGGAAGCGCAATAGGGCTGTTTCACTGGCTTCCGTCGGATTGCGGCATAGCCGGCGCTCATTTTTAGTGGCTGCTACAGCCGTGGCTTTGGGGCTTTGGACCATGGACTGGTTCTTCTTGCCCGTCTTGACAGGGTGACTCAAGTTATGCAGAATTTACCCAGACTCGTAGCAAGTACGATCTGAACAAAAGCCCCGGCCAAGAAACCGGGGCTTTTTGCGTTTAAACAGACGGCAATTCGGTGTCGCGCGTGGCGAGGATCTGAATCACTGCGCCTGGTTGACCCACGACTTCACCAATAAGTCGCAACTGCGTTGACTCTGCAGTACCTGTAATGACCAGATCGCACTCTTCAATCCCAAATATGTTGGGCAAGTATTCCGAGTGACGCTTGACGCGGACCTTCGCAAGCAGCTTTTCACCTTTGACGGCGTAGCTCCCAATAAATGAAAAGCTGCTGTCACCGCCAAACAACCGGCCCGCCTCAAGCACCATGACACCGGCGCCTTCCTGGACGCCATATCGGCCAAACTTCAAGGTCCAGAGAGCTTCAATCATGTGGCGTACTCCCTGTCATTACTCGGCTGCGCGGCAATCGGCAGCAGGTCGATCGCATTTGTCCGTTTCCTCGGCCAGCCCAGTCAATTCTGCAATCCCTTTCTGCACATCCCGCAGGAAGGCGCTGGATTCGGACGTCTGAATCATCGATGGGACGGCGAGTTCGAGCAGGCATATCAGCATCTCGTTGAACCAACGTTTGGCATCGTTGCCAGATAGTCCAACGTGGGTGTAAGCGAGGTAGTTGATCGCCCGCGTCGCTATGTTGGGATCTCGACCTAATTCGATGATGCCAGCCGCTTGAATAGAAGCGAGTCGCATGAACTCGCCAGCGAGCTCTGCCACGACCACTTCGGGAGTGCCGTCTTCTGACCACAAGACCTCTCTTGCCAAGTTGTGGCATGCGATCTTCAAAGCAGCTACGTCGATTTCATGCACAGGTCGGCTCTCCTTTGTTGGGCGCGTGTGGTCGGGCCAGAGGTCAAACGTCCGGTGTAGATTGCGAGATCGTACTTTTATTACTGTCCGCCCTCGCTGGCAAGTCATCCTGTTGACGTCCAGTAGTTTCAACAATCATCACTTAGTTCACCACAATCAGTCGTCGGCGGCGTATATGGGTGTAGTCAAAAGTCCGCGGTCGCAGCCCGCTCTTGGGGGAGAGGACCGTTGCAGCTTTCGGCCCGCGCCCGAGCTGCTCCAATGGGTTCAAGGCAACATCCTCGCCCCAGGCGGGCCGCTCCACAACCCCGATCACGCCCACTTGATCGACGCAGATCTGGCGCTTCTGTGGGCGCCGAGCGCCTTTGAAAAGGCAGGCCGTACGGTGCTTGGCCAAGCCGAACAGGTCATGTTCCGCGCAGGGGGCTGGCAGAAGGCGCGCCAAGAACAGCAGATGATGGAGTGGTTCGGCCGGGTGCCGGGCTTCCTCATCACCCTTGCAGCGGACTACTGCGCCGGGTGCACTGATGCGGAGTTTTGCGCGCTGGTCGAGCATGAGCTCTACCACGTTGGGCAGAGCAAGGACCCCTACGGCGCGCCTGCATTTGACAAGCTGGGACGGCCGAAGCTGCGCATCGTGGCGCACGACGTGGAAGAGTTTGTGGGAGTCGTGGCGCGCTACGGGGAGTCGGCTGATGTGCAGCGCCTAGTCGCTGCAGCCGCTCAGACGCCGGCCGTTCCGCGGCTGAACATCGCCCGAGCTTGCGGCTGCTGCCTTCGGGCAGCATAGCGGCCTGGCAGGATCTGGGTCATGGCAACGCTTACTGACGCACACAAGCACTTCATCGTCCAGGCTCTGGCCTGTTGGGACTCGCCGACTCAGGTCGCGGAGGCCGTGCGCGAAGAATTTGGGGTAGATGTGCCCCGTGGTCAGGTGGCGCAGTACGATCCAACCAAAGTGGCTGGCAGGAGTTTGGCCAAGAAATGGCGCGAACTATTCTTTTCGACCCGAGAGAACTTGAAAAAGAGCGCGGGGGAGATACCCATCGCGCATCGTGCCTACCGCCTCCGGACGCTGCAGCGCATCGCCACGAAAGCCGAAGGCATGCGCAACATGGCCATGGTCCTACAGGTCCTTGAACAGGCTGCGAAGGAAGTCGGCGACGCTTATGTGAATCGACGCATGGAACCGGTGAAGCCGGCGACTGCCAGTACCCAGATCCCGGAGCAAGCTGAATATGTCCTTGCTCCCGACGAGCCCGCGCCAGGCAACCCCGTCCTTTGATGCGCCTGCGGCGCTGACGCCCAAGCAGGCGAACATCTATGTGTGGGGCTGGCAGCCGAATGCGCGCTTCAGGGATGCTGTGTGCGGTCGTCGATTCGGCAAGACCTTCCTCGGTAAAGCGGAGATGCGCCGGGCAGCACGCCTGGCGGTGAAGTGGGGCGTAAGTGTCGAGGACGAGATCTGGTACGCCGCCCCGACGCAGAAGCAGGCCCGCCGCGTGTTTTGGCGTCGGTTGAAGCAAGCCATCCCGGCCGGCTGGCGGGCCTGCAAGCCCAATGAAACAGACATGCTGATCACCCTGACCACTGGGCATCTGATTCGCTGTGTGGGCCTGGAGAACTATGACGATCTGCGCGGCTCTGGCCTGTTCTTTGTCTTGGTCGATGAGTGGGCCGACTGCAAGTACGCGGCGTGGGAAGAAGTTCTCCGGCCGATGCTGTCCACCTGCCGCTATGTAGTCGACGGCGCCCATCGCGTCGGCGGGCACGCTCTGCGCATTGGCACGCCCAAGGGCTTTAACCATTGCTATGACACCTACCGGGACGGACAGGACGGGCGCCAGCCAGACCATAAAAGCTGGCTGTACACATCTTTGGAAGGCGGCAATGTGCCGTCTGACGAAATTGAATCCGCGCGGCGCAAGATGGACCCGCGCACGTTCCGTCAGGAATACGAGGCCAGCTTCGAGAACTATGCCGGCGTTGTGTATTACTGCTTCGATCGGCGGGCGAACCATACGGACGCAGTTATTCGCCCTGGCGAGGTGCTGCACGTCGGCATGGACTTCAACGTCGGCAAGATGGCGGCAGTCACCTTCGTAGTGCGCGGCGGGTTGCCTGTGGCAGTGGACGAAACGATGAAGGTCTTCGACACGCCGGCCATGATCGAGAAGCTGCATGAGAAGTATCCGGGCTTCAGCGTGGTGGTGTACCCGGATGCCTCGGGTGACAACCGAAAGACCAGCAAGGCCAGCGAATCCGATATCTCGCTGCTGCGTAAAGCAGGTTTCACGGTCCGCGTTGACGCTGCAAATCCGGCAGTTCGGGACCGCGTGAATAGTGTGAATGCGATGCTCTGCAATACCGTCGGCGAACGCCGGCTCCTGGTGAACACCGACCGTTGCCCGCTCTTCACGCAGGCGCTTGAGCGGCAGATCTATGGCGATGACGGCGCGCCGGACAAGAAGGCTGGTTATGACCACCCCAATGACGCCGGCGGATATTTCATCGTGTCGCGCTATCCGATCCAAAGCCGTGTGGCTACGCAATCTGTCTTGAGATGATCCTATGAGTGATGTTTCGACGCCGCTGGCAGCGTACAACGCCATGACAGACGACTGGGACCTGGTCGACGCCCTGCTGGGCGGGACCGTGGCCATGCGCGACGCTGGTGCGACCTACATGCCTCGCTTCCCTCTCGAGTGCGAGGCGAGCTACAAGGAGCGCCTGGCGACCGCCACATTGTTCCCGGCGTTCTCGGAGACTGTTAGCAATCTGTCCGGGCACGTCTTTGCCCGCCCGGTGGTGGTGGGCGACGACGTGCCCGCCGCAATTCAAGAGCAAGCCACGAACATTGATCTTCAGGGCAGCAACCTGACGGTCTTCGCCGCCACCTGGTTTTACCGCGCATTGGCCTATGGCATGGCCCATGTGTTGGTGGACTATCCGCGCGTGCAGGGTGCGCGCACGGCCGCTGCCGAGAAGGCTCTCGGCGCCAGGCCATATTGCACGGTCTATGCTGCCAGGCAGTTGGTCGGATGGCGCTTCGGGAAAATTGATGGCGTTCCGAAGCTGACCTTGGCCCGCCTGGTCGAATCGGTGGAGGAAGACGACGGCGAATTTGGGACAAAGCTCGTCAAGCAGATCCGGGTTTTACGACGGGGCAGCTATCAGGTGTGGCGCTGCTCGGGCAAGGACGGCGCCTGGTTCGTGCATGACGAAGGCCCGATGTCCGTGGCGGAGATTCCGCTGGTGACGCTTTACACCGGCCGAACCGGGCTATTGACCGCAAAGCCGCCGCTGCGCGAGGTCGCGCACTTGAACGTCAAGCATTGGCAAGAGCAATCCGATCAAGACACGTCCGTGCGCTTTGCGCGTGTACGGCTGCTGTGGACGGCGGGCGCCGATGTCGAGACGGGACCAGACGGGAAGCCCAAGCCACTGCAGGCGTCGGCAGATTCTGTCATCGGCTTGCCGACCGGTGCACAGATGGGCGTGGTGCAGGGCTCTGCTGAGAGCGTCAAGGTAGGACGGGACTCTTTGGACGCCCTGGAACGCCAGATGTCCGAGGCCGGCGCGAAGCTACGTCGCAAGGATGCGCAGTTCACCAAGACCGTACAACAAGCTGCTGATGACTCGGTCACCGAGAAAAGCGCGCTGGGCAATATGGCGCAGGGGCTGGAAGATGCGATTGACCAGGTCCTGCAATTCATGGCCGACTGGCAGAAGCTGGGCGACGGTGGATCAGTCGAAATCAATAAGGACTTCGACTTGGATTCGACCCCGGATCAGTCTATGGCCACGCTCATCACCATGAACGGGGCGGGCAATCTTTCCGATCAGACTCTGTTCGAGGAGGCCAAGCGCCGCAGCCTCGTTGCGGACGGCGTGAATTGGGAAACGGAGCAGGAGCGCTTGCGCTCCCAGCCACGGCTGTAGAGGTGAAGCATGGCCGATAAGCGCGACAAACTGGACGACGCGGCAACCGAATTGATGCTGGATGCGCTGCGCGTAGCGGCAGGTTTGGACGTCGACGCGCAGGCGCAGTTGCGCACGCTGGCGGTGGAGTTGCGTGGGCTTCTTGGAGCGGTCGATATTGCGCGAGCGGGTCCGGCGGAGATAGACAGGCTGCTTGCCGCTGTCGAGGCAGCTACCAGCAAGGCGCACGCCGCGATAGCAGAACAGCAGTTGACTGTGCTTGCGACGTTCGCTGATGTTGTCCAGCACGCCACGGCGCAGGCCGTGGGCAGCCGACGGCGGGCCGCCGCGTTCGAGATTGCGGATGCTGTATTCGCAGGGGCGACGCCGAGGGAAGTCTGGGAGAACCAAGGCGCCGCGCTGCAGCGTGCGATCGCCCGCGAGGTTCGAATCGCCTCGCTGGACCCGAAAGCGACGGCGCAGGCGCTTGTCACTCGGGTCGTGGGTGATTCCGATACCCCTGGCCTGATTCGACGGGCCGCGAAAACGGCGAAGACTCTCACGGAGGGCGTAACACTGGCGGTCGCTGGCCAGGCACAACAGGCGCTGTTGCGCAGTGCGGACGACGTGCTGTCTGGCTATCGCTGGTCAGCTCGTTTCGACAGCAAGACCTGCATGGTGTGTGGTGGTTTGGACGGGAAGCTGTTCACGTTGGCCGGCGAACCGGTGGGGCACCTGACGCCGCTGCAGGGCGGGCCGCCCCGTCATCCTGGCTGCCGCTGCATTCTGGTGCCGGAGCCGCTGCAGACCGGCGTCGGCGCGGCGCTGCCGGGCGTCGATGGCACCTTCAGCCGTGGGCCAACCTTTGAACAATGGCTGTCCCGCAAGTCGGATAAGTTCAAGCGGCAGTACTTCGGGCCAGGGCGGCTGGAATTGTGGAAGGAGGGCAAGCTCACCCTGACCGATCTGCTGGACATGCAAGGCAACCCGCTGACGCTGGATAAGCTCCGGGCGAAGTACGAGGTTTCTGCTCCCCGTTAAACGTCGGGGCGCGTGACGTAGGGCCGTGGTGCGCTGTTGCGCCACGGCCCTTTCTTTTGGCCGCGGCGCGGATGCAAGGCGGTGTTTCGGGCCGGATGGCCCATTGGACAAGGTTGGATGACCATGAAATTGAAGCTCGATGAGAACGGCCACGTGGTGGTTCAAGACGGTAAGCCTGTCTATGTGCAGGATGACGGCAAAGAGGTCGCGTTCGATGCGGCCGGGACCGTGCAGACCATTAGCCGCCTGAACGGCGAGGCGAAATCGCACCGGGAGCGCGCGGAAGCCGCAGAGGGGCGGCTGGATGCTTTCAAGGACATCGGAGATCCGGCCGCCGCGGTGAAGGCGCTGGAAACGGTCAAGAACCTGGACGACAAAAAGCTGGTGGATGCCGGCGAAGTCGAGAAGGTCAAGTCTGAAGTCAGTAAGGGCTTTCAAGCGCAAATCGACGAGGCCCGCGCGCAGCTCGTGCAGGCAAACCAGAACCTGGCCAGCCACATGATCGGCGGCAGCTTCGCGCGGTCGCAGGTGATCGCAGAAAAGCTGGCTGTGCCGGCGGATCTGGTACAGGCGCGATTCGGGTCGGCATTCAAGGTCGAAGACGGCAAGGTCGTGGCCTATGGGCAAGACGGCAACAAGATTTTCAGCCGTTCGCGCCCGGGCGAAATCGCCGAGTTCGACGAGGCCTTGGACTATCTCATCGAGCAGTACCCGCACAAGGACCACATCCTGAAGAGCTCCGGCGCTTCGGGTGGCAGTAGCGGTGCGAATGGAAATGGTGGTGGGCGCCACACCGCAGGGTCGCTTGCTGATTGCAAGACCGACGCCGAGCGCGTGGCCTACCTGGACAAGGTTGGTAAACAATAGGGAGCGAAAGCATGCCTTTCGATTTGGTGGTATTCAACAAGCAGGTTTCCACGACCATCACGGAGCTGGTGGACCAGGAAGTCAACAAATTCAATGAGGCATCCGGCGGTGTGCTGGTGCTGGCCTCGGGCGCGAACAAAGGCGATTTCA